TGCGACAGAATGCCTCACCATCGCCACACGCTTCAATCAGGTCAAGCGTTTGAATCTTTTGGTCACCAGCAGAATAATGCTGGGTATAAGTGCCACGGATGTATTCAAGAAGCTCTTTCACAATTTCTTCTTCATTATACTTCCAAGGAGTTGCTGGAGAACTTGGAATCATGTTAGTCATATTAAAAGTAAAATTTGTATCACTCATAGGGGGAGGCAGATTTTTACCTCCCCCAATTATATCAGAAAGGTGCCTCAGACGCAACTTCTTCAGTAGGAAGTTGGAAGTCAGCATCCACTTTGTCATACAGTTCCAGGAATGCTTGCTTGGTTTCATCGTCAAAGCGGTTGACGCAAACTTGGATTGCCTTTGCTTTGTCTTGGAAGATGCTGTAGGCACGAATGATATGGACCAGGCGACGGGTGCTGATGATTTCCTCAATACCACCATCGTAGAAGGTCTTGCGGATGATATCACCCCAGTCCACCAGGCGCTTACAGAAGTCAGCATCGCTCACACCAAGAGACTCGGCAACATTCTGGACGATTTTGATTTCCTGGGCAGGAGTAGGATATGCCTGCTCAAAGGTCACAGGGAAACGCTCAAGGAATGCTTCATTGAGAACATTGGTGCCGATGAAGCGACCATCATCAGAACCCTTGCCCTTAGTATTAGCAGTAGCGATGACATTGAAACCAGAAGCGGGTTTCACCCAGCGACCAATCTTCTTCAGAAACACGCCCTTACCTTCAAGGATGGATTGGAGACAGAGGATTTTGTTAGAAGCAAGGTCAATTTCATCGAGTAGCAGGATTGCTCCTCGTTCGAGTGCTTCAATGACAGGTCCATTATGCCAAGCAGTGTTGCCATCCACAAGGCGAAAACCGCCAATAAGATCGTCTTCATCAGTCTCAATAGTAATGTTTACACGAATCAACTCACGCTTCAGTTGAGCACACGCTTGCTCCACAGAGAAAGTTTTACCGTTACCAGAAAGTCCCGTAATGAAAGTAGGGTAGAAAAGACGGGACTCAATAATCTTGCGAATATCACTAAAGTTACCAAACTTGACGAAGGTATCATCTTTTTCGGGGACAAGGTTTTGCTCAACAGCAGGAAGTGCAGCAGGTGCTTTTACAGTTTCTTCGAGTTGTTCACGAACCTCTTGGATGGTCAGATTCCACTTACCACGACCAGTCTTGTAGGAATCAAGTTTCTTAGTAACGGTCTGATAGTTGGAACCATTCATAGCACACCAGGCACGGATGTCGGCGGCAGTCACAGACTCTCCATACACTGCTTGGAGAGAAGTGCGGATGTAGTCAGCGGAGATGGTCATGATGTCGTTTGTGTTTTTCAACTGAAGTTATTATACAAGAAAAAAGGGGGTCGCAAGACCCCCAGTGTGCCAGTTCAAGAATTGGATAAATGCTCTTTCAGTTCTTCAACCAACTTTTTGTGGGAGTGTCTTCTATCTAATTCAATTCCGTGCTCTCTACCATAAGCTTCGAGTTGCCTTTTACTCATATTCTCAAAATGTGGTTCTTCCACCACTTCTTCTTCAACAACAGGATCAGGAACTTCTACCACTACCTCAACAACTTCTACTACGGGTTCAGGAGCAGCTACAGGAGCTGGTGCTGGTGCTGCCTTCTTACCTCCCAATAAATCTCCGAATCTAGACATTTTTAATACCTATACTATAGAAATATTTATCAGGCAACAAGTTCCACAAACTCTCCAAGAATCTTCTTATTCATCTTCTTAGACTTAAGGCTTTTGGCAAAAGCAGATTTAATTTGTGTCTTAGTGGCATCTTCAGCAACCTCAAAGTCAGCATCTTGTGCCAGAGCATTAGCAGAAAGTCCGAAGTAAGAATGATACCCAGACTTCTTAATAGTAAATGCCCGTTGCTTTCTCCAAATACCCATAGTCTTTTCATACTCGGGTCCATAATACCCACAGTAACGGCGAATGAAACTACCAGCATCACGGGACTCAAGCACACGAATACCAATGAAGTTGATATCCTTAAACTTGTCACGCAGATTGCGAAGCATAATATCGGTAAACTCATACCACTCACAGTCAAGGGAGTAGGTCATACCAGTCTTACGGTCACGGAGGAAAGAATTAGGTCCAATGTAATTAGTGCCCATAAAAGGTTCATCTTCCCAACGACGCTGAACTTCACGGTGATACTTGGGCATTGCTGCTTCACCATCGGTCAAAATGACGCACTGAACTTTCTGAAGTTTGTTCTCCTTTTGGAACTGAGGAAGAATCTGATGAAGGGCAACAAGAGTCTCATTCAGAGGAGTGCCAGAAAGACTCAGACCATAGGGAATGTTGTATCGGGTATAGCAGTTATAACGGAAGGCAGTGGCAAGACGGAAGATGTTCTTCATCTGTTCTTCCAGTGTCTTACCATTAGTCTTGCTGGTAAGAATATTCATCAGAGAAACCCACTCACCGACCTGAACCAAACCATCTTTCTTGGTATAAGCAAGTTCACGGATAGATGCCTTATTATCCTCATCATACTTCACCAGAGGATAATCACCGGTGAAAGCATAAACCTCAAAAGGAATGGCAACTTTCTTACAGAACCAAACAAGGTTAAAGAGTTGCTTAACAGTATCAGCCATCACATCGCCCATAGAACCAGACCAGTCAAGGATAAACACCAGACCGTGGTTCTTACCATCAGCAAGAGTGGTGACCTTCTTAAAGAGGTCTTCATTGTACTTATAGGTGTGGAGTTTGGTGCAGTCCAATACACCAGTGCGGGCAGTGGTGGCACGGGCATATGAGTCTGCTGCCTTGCGACACTCAAACTCTTTGACGAGATAGTTGACTTCTTTCTGTGCAGAACGCTTAAATTCCACGAACTTCTTGTCAACTTCACCAAAGATTTCTTCGGTGGTATATCCCTGTTCTTCCATCCAAGAACCCCAGTATTCTTTACACTTGTCGTGGATTTCGGAGTTGGGAACAATAATTTTATTCAGGTCAAGTTTAGGAAGTTCCAAATAAACATTCTCAATACCATTGTGATCAACCAAGTCCTTGAGTGCTTCCTCAAGCGATTCCATAGTTTTCACTTCAGGTTCTTCATTGGTTTCACCACCAGAAGAAGTAGTAGTCTGCTGTTTCTCTTCTGCTTGTGTTTCACCCTCACCTTCAGTTTCACTATCATTCTCACCCTCAGGTTGATCGGAGAAATCAGAAGCAGGTTGATTGCTACCACTCTGTTGCGACTCCAAATCATCCATCGGAGTCTTGGTTTCTTCTTGCTGTTTTTTCTTACAGAACTTGTAGAGAAATTCTGCGGCAATCAGAACATCAGAGAAAGTCTCACACTCACCGATCATACGAACGATGGGCATCTCATCAAAATCATTAAAAGGAACATCTACAAAGTTCCCAATCTTGTAATAGAGGTTGACCTTATCGGCAAGATTGTAGGTGGTAATATCTTCATCCTCAAGTTGGAAGAAATCTTGATCGGACAACTCCTTGTAACCGTTATAGAAGGTCTTGGCGAGACCAGCATACCGACGCTTCATCAGTTTCTCAATGCGAGCATCCTCAACCACATTCACAAACTGCGGTGGAATCTTGTGCTCCTTTAACCAGTTCTCATCGGGTGTATAGAGAGCATGACCGACCTCGTGACCCACCAGAAGGTCATAGACGGTGCTGCTTGCCTTCTCCCACATCGGCAGAGTCAGCACACGAGTGTGGACATTAAAGCAGGCAGTCTCCACTTTCTTGTGCTCTACCACCAGGTCCTCAGTGGCAAGCAGTTTAGCAAGTTGGGACTTGATTTCGTGGCGAACGGTCATAAGTCTGTTGCGTATGAACCTATTATACAAAAAAAGGAGGTCCGAAGACCTCCCAGTGGACAGTTTGAAAATTGGTTTTATTTTCCGTGATACCAACCCTTTCCAGCATCTTTTTGAGAACCACCAGTTTTTTCTGCTTCCTTAGCACGGCGACGGGCAAGTCCCATTTTCATTCTACGATCTAGAGCATTTCCACCTTGACTGCGAAGTGCTTTTTGTTTTCTTTCAACCTTTTCGTGTGGGAATGGTTTTTCACCTTCACTAATTACTTCTTCAACAATAGACTCTCTCCACTCTTCACTCATATTCACCATAATTGCTTCTGCTGCTTCTGGTGTTTCAGCATATCCTTCATCTAAAAGGTGTGAAAGGATGATATCATAGACAGACACTTCTTCTTGGCGAAGTGACTTGCGACGCTTCTTCTCAATCTGCTTACGAGTAAGAACTTCTCCTTGACCACGATTAGCATCAGGGTCATAGTTATTTGGTGGAGTGAAATTACTTCCAAAAGCCTTGATGTTCTGTCTTACACTAGCAGTTTTTTGCTTATTACTCATACGACGTGAGTCTTCATCAAGTTGCTGATTTTCAACAACTTCCATATATGCTTCTTGGAGATTGCGAAGTTCTTGTGCGTCCATTTTATGAATACTTTTTAGATATTTATAAAAAAAGAAGCGTCTCGTTGATTGAGACGCTTCTTGAGTGCTTGGCGACGTGCCTTTGCTTGTCGGAGTGCCTGCGGTTTCAGTTTCCGCTTCTGCTCCTTCTTGGAATGATGGTAACGGTTGGGGACTTGCATTGTTCTTGGGTCTATGAAGACACTTTACGGGAAAAACCTTTGACTTTCTCAAAACGTAGGACACTTTCAAATTTGTCATGTAAGTCTGACTTATGAGAGATGACAAATATATTAGCATCCTTAATAACATATCGAATAATCTTAAGGAACTC